GATGTAACGCATTATTTAGATTTGGAGACGGTACAGACTTTGTAGCTTACTTCGGTTTAGGTAATTTTACTACTGGTTCTTGGAATCACATCTTAGTTACTTATAGTGGTGCTGATACAATTAACGCAAATGGTGGAGCTTCTGCATTTACTTTTAGTATAAACGGAGCAAATGGTATCTCGCAAATACAAGCTGGTGGAGCTGGTTATTCTGGTTCTGTACTAGATGAGACCTTTAAGGTAGGTAGTCACAATTCGGTAAACTACTTAAAAGGAGCTACAGTGCATCAAGTTGCTATTTGGGATTCAGACCAATCTGCTAATCTAGCTACTATATATAACTCAGGTGCAACACAAGACTTGAGTCTATTAAGTCCTGCTCCTGCACATATATTGCAACCTACTAATTCAGTTACTACAATACCTGACTCAGTTGGTAATGCAGATTTGACAGGATTTGGATTTACAGCTGCAGCATTAGTAACCGATGCACCGTAAGTAAAAATCTAACACTATACTAATAACCAGTTAATTCATTAAATTATCTTAAATATGAACAATCCAAAAGCAACTAGTATTCTCAATGAGATTCTAACAAAGCTATCTGCGATTACTTCAGTTGAAGATTCTCCTGCAAGCGAGCAAGTAGACGCTGTAGTCGAAGAATTATCAGAGGAGGTTGTTAACGAGGCTCCAGTAGATGACGTTAAAGAATCACCAGAAGTTTCTGAAGAAGTAGTAGAAGCTGCTACAGAAGGAAGCGAAGAAGTTTTGACTGAGGAATCAGACGAAGCTAAATTAAGTGGTGCTTATGTTACGGAAGAAGCATTTGCAACTAAGGTTTTAGACATGGAGGCTAAGCTAGCTGAAATGAAGTCTTTAATTGAGGTTGAAATGAGTTCGCAGAAAATTGAAAAAGAAAAACTAGCTGCACAAGTGCTAGAGCTTTCTGCTCAACCTGCTGCCGAAGCAATCACACACAACCCAGAAGCTGATACAGAAAAGAAACCTGTATACAATTTTGGAACAGAAAGACCCTTGTCTACAATAGACAGAGTATTTAATAGATTAAACAAATAAACAAAAAAAGAAAATGGCTACAACTACTTCAATTACAACTACTTATGCAGGTGAGTTTGCAGGACAATATGTTGCTGCAAGTTTGCTAGAAGCAAAGACTTTATCTCAAGGTGGTATTTCGATTAAACCTAACGTAAAATTCAAAGAGGTTTTAAAGAGATTAGACTTAGATAGCATCGTGAAAGACGCAACTTGTGATTTCGCTGATACTTCTACTATTACACTAACTGAAAGAATTCTTCAACCTGAAGAGCAACAAGTAAACTTACAAATCTGTAAGTCTGACTTCGTATCTGACTGGGAAGCTGTACAAATGGGATACTCTGCTTATCACAATGTACCTCCAACATTTGCTGACTTTGTTTTAGGACATATTGCAGCTAAAGTTGCAGAGCGTACTGAGCTTTCTATCTGGTCTGGTGATACTGCTAATGACGGTCAATTCGATGGTTTCACTAAGAAGCTTTCTGCTGACGCTGGTCTACCTTCTGCTAATGAGCTTGCAGGAGTTGCTATTACTTCTTCTAACGTTATCGAAGAGCTAGGAAAAATCGTTGACGCTATCCCTGCATCTATGTATGGTGCTGAAGGATTATATATCTATGTTTCTCAAAATATCGCAAGAGCTTACGTTCGTGCTTTAGGTGGATTTGCTACTGTTACTCAAGAGAATGCAGCAGGAAATGATAAAGTAGGTATTACTTCTATCGGTGGTGCTGGTGTAAACTCTCAAGGTACTATGTGGTATCAAAACGGAGGTCTTATGATAGATGGTGTAAAAATGTTTGTCGCTAATGGGTTAGCGAGCAACAAGGCAATTGCAACTACTAAAGACAACTTATTCTTCGGTACAGGATTAGTTTCTGACCACAATGAAGTAAAAGTTTTAGATATGGCAGACTTAGATGGAAGCCAGAATGCTCGTATAATCATGCGATTTACTGCAGGAGTTGAGTATGCTATCGTTGAAGATATCGTAACTTACGGTATTGTTAACGCTGCAAACTAGAGCAATAATTAATATTAAAGAGGTAGGTAAGGCTACGGTTTTTCCTACCTTTTTTTAACTAACTAATAAAACAAATAACTATGGCTTGTCTATTAACACGCTCAAGAGCAGAAGCATGTAAGGATTCAGTGGCGGGGATTAAAGAAATTTACTTCGTTGACTTTGGTCTTTTAGGTACATACACTCTAGGCAGTAGCGATGAATTAACTAATGCAACATCTGCATCTGATATCACCGCTCACAAATATTTAGTAAAAGGAAATAACTCTTTTGAAACAACTGTTAATGCTTCTCGTGAGAACGGAACTGTTTTCTTTGAGCAGGTACTTAACATTACTCTTAAGAAGCTAACTAAAGAGGATAACAAGGAATTAAAATTATTAGCAGCAGGAAGACCTCATATATTTGTGGTTGACCAGAATGACAATGTATTTTTAATGGGTAAAGAAAATGGTGCTGACGTTACAGCTGGTACTGTTTCTACAGGAAACGCTTTAGGAGACTTTAATGGTTACAACTTAACCTTTACAGCTATGGAAAAGCTTCCCCCTAACTTTGTTACTGTTGATGCAACAGCAGCTACATTCCCTTTGAGTGAGCTTGCAGGATTAACAGGAACTATTACTATAGGAGCACCTGTTTCTGTATAGTATAGTATTTTATTGATGATTAAGGGAGTAGTGAAAGCTGCTCCTTTTTTTATGCCTAAAACAGAAAAGCTGAGTATAGTTATTTAACTATGGAGACATTAACTACATCTACGAATGTTCAGTCATTAAAAATAGTAACTAGAAAAGACTCTGATTCACCTACAATGACACTAACAGATAAGTCAACTAGAACTTCATCAGATATAATAGTAAATAAAACTGTACAGGGAGACTATATGGTGCTCTCTGCTGTATTTAATCTAAAAGAAGGTACTCAATACTCATATAAAGTTAAAGATGGCTTAGAAGAGATATATAGAGGTCTAATCTTCTGCACAGACCAAGATAATTTAGATAGATATTTTGTAAATAAAGACGAGTATGTATCTGAAGATACTTATAATAATGATTTTGTAATTATATAATGAAAAAGAAGAAGCAACAAGTTAAACCTCAAAGAAAGGTTCAAGACTCAGTTCACGTAATGCAATTGTCTTCATATACAGCTCCAAAGGTTGTTGAAGATAGTAGAGAGAAATGGGTAGCATATGGTGAAGATAACGATTACTTTCAGTACTTAATAGATAGATATAACGGCTCACCCACTGCTAATGCTTCAATTAATGGCATCTCTGAAATGATTTATGGTAGAGGTTTGGATGCAGTTGACGAGGAAGCTAATCCTGAATCTGTAAAAGAAATGAAGGAGCTACTTAAAAAAGACTGTGTAAGAAAGGTTTGCTTTGACTTCAAAATGATGGGACAGGCTGCAGTTCAAATTATATACAGTAAGGACCGTTCAAGAATCGTACAGGTAGAGCATATGCCAATAGAAACTATAAGAGCTGAAAAGACTGTTAATGGTATTGTTAAGGCATATTACTATCATCCTAAATGGTCAGACTTAAAGAGGACTGATAATCCTAAAAGAATATCTGCTTTTGGTTGTAGTGATGATGGCATTGAGCTTATGTACATTAGACCATACAAGGCAGGATTTTATTACTACTCTCCTGTAGATTATCAAGGGGGATTGCCTTATTCAGAACTAGAAGAAGAAATAGCTAACTTCCATATATCAAACATACAGAATGGTCTTAGTCCTAGTATGCTTATTAACTTCAATAATGGTACTCCAGAGAAAGAACAAAGAGATGAGATTGAGAGAGCTATATACGAGAAGTTTAGTGGAAGCTCTAATGCTGGTAGGTTTATCTTGGCATTTAACGACAGTAAAGAATTATCTGCTACAGTAGAACCAATTATACTTAACGATGCACATAAACAGTATCAGTTCTTATCTGATGAGAGTATGCGTAAGGTAATGGTATCTCACCGTATAGTTTCTCCTATGCTAGTTGGTATAAAAGATAATACAGGGTTAGGTAATAATGCACAAGAACTAGAGACTGCATCACTACTTATGGATAACACTGTTATTAGACCAATGCAGGTTACTATACTTGATGAGTTTGAAAAAATATTAGAATACAATGAAATTGAATTAGAACTGTATTTTAAGACATTACAGCCGCTTGAATTCACTGACTTAACCAACGCTATCAGTGAAGCTGAGATAGAGAAGGAAACAGGTGTTAAAAGCTCTGAGGCTAAGGCAGAAGATACTAATACACAAGAAGAATACTAATGGCTACAGCATTATTTATAAAAAGAGAGGACTTAGTAAAGAATACAGCTCTATCTGGGTCAGTAGATACTGATAAGTTTATTCAATTCATTAAGCTCGCACAAGAGATACATATTAGAAACTATCTAGGTTCAGATTTATATGATAGAATAAGTGCGGATATAATTGCAAATACATTGACTGGTAATTATCTGTCTTTAGTTAATGACTATATACAAGATATGCTTATACATTATGCAATGGCTGAGTACTTGCCTTTTGCAGCTTACACTATATCTAATGGAGGAGTGTATAAACATAATTCTGAAAACAGTCAAATTGCCAGTAAATCTGAAGTAGATATACTAATATCAAAGGAGCGTAATTATGCGGAATACTATACTAATCGGTTTGTAGATTATATGAGTTTTAATGCCTCATCTAAATTTCCTGAATACTACAGTAATAATAACGAGGAGATATACCCTGACAAAGACGTAAATTCTATAGGATGGGTTCTGTAAAGAAAAAAAGAATAAGCACTTATAAGCCGAAGCAAAAGAACGAAATAAGGCTATCCAGTTACTTAATAAAGAAAAAAGATGAGCTGGGGAAAAATATACGAGACTAGTTATTGGGGTTGTTATCCAACTTTTTTAAATATAGGTTTTAATAAAATTAACGCTATTAGTTCTTGTATATCAGAATATATAGCTGCTTTTGTAACCAACTCTAACGTAAGTATAGATTCAGTATTACAAACAATAGACAGAACAGAATTTTAAATATAAAACATGGCATCACAAAATTTAAACGTAGGAACAAGTGCAAACTCTAATGATGGGGACACTCTAAGAGCAGCCTTTATCAAATTAAAGAAAATGTTTGCTGAGGTTTACGGTCAAACGTATTCAGAGCAAGGAGACTTATCTGGTACTGACTTTAAGATTAACGAAAGCAAGTTACAGCTTACTGCTTCTGGTACAGCTGCAGATGACGGTAAAGTATTAACCTACGACCATGCTACAGGAGGATTCTCTTGGGAGGATGCATTCACTGGAACTATTGGTGACATTACAGGTATTGTTGCAGGAGACGGTCTAACAGGCTCTTCTTTATCTTCTGGTGACGCTACAATAAACGTAGTTGCTGGTACAGGTATTACAGTAGCTGCAGATTCTGTTTCTCTTGCTACTTCTGTACAAGACGAGATAACTGCAAACACTTTAAAGACTGGCATTACTGCTACACAGGCTTCTGAGATTGCAGCTAATACATTAAAGGTCTCTGACCAAACAGTAACTTTAACTGAAGGAGCAAATGTAACTATTACAGGTACTTATCCTAGTTTCACTATTGCATCGGATGATGTAGTTGGAGCTGTAACTTCTGTAAATGGAGATGCTGGAGTAGTTGTTTTAGATACTGCAGATGTAGCAGAAAATACAAACCTATATTATACTGAAGCTAGAGTAAGTGCAAACACAGATGTGGCAGCAAATACAGCTAAAACAGGTATCACTTCTGCACAAGCTTCAGAGATTACAGCTAACACTCTTAAAGTAGGAATAACAACGGCACAAGCTGGAGAGATTACAGCTAACACTGCTAAGGTAACCAACGCAACACATACAGGTGATGTTACTGGAGACACTGCTTTAACTATTGCAGATAATGTTGTTAACGCAACTAAACTAGATGTAACTGGTGATGGTACTGCTGGTCAGCTTCTACAGTCAGACGGTGACGGCTCAATGACTTGGGTAACTGGTGTAACAGGAGATATCACAAGCATAATTGCTACAGATGGTTTAACAACACCAGATGGAACAGCAGGTGATGTTACGGTTGGTTTAGCTGCAGGTGTTGCAGGTGATGGACTTACATTGACCTCAGGAGTACTAGATGTTAGTGTAGCTACAGGTCAGATAGGAAATAATGCTGTTACTTCTCCTAAGTTAGCAGAATTTGATGACACCTTTACTGCAGGAACTTCTGGAGATATAATCGTATCTAATGGTACTGATTTTATTCATGCAACTATGAGTGGGGATGCCACAATAGTAGCTGGAGGTGCTATTACAATTGCAGACGATGCTGTTGATGCTGATAAGTTAGCAGACTCTATTAATACATTAATATCAAATAACACAGCTAAGACTGGTATCACTACACAGCAAGCAGCAGACATTGTAACTAACTTAGCTAAAACAAGTTTAGAAGATAACGCAGTTGACTACGATAAGCTAGCAGATGAATTTACTACTTCAGCAGCTATTTCAGCGTTAGACGTAGACTTTAGTTCAGCAGCAGTATTTACTAAGACACTATCAGCAACAACTACACTAACCTTTTCTAATGTAGAAACTGGAATGGTTAAAACTTTAGTTATTAGTGGAAATCAATCTTTAGTTCTACCTTCAGGTGTAACAATTTTAAATGGTGCTTACTCAGGTACTGCAACTACAAACGTAATTCAAATAATATCAACTAATGGTAGTACAGAGATGTTCGCTACTATTTCAAATGTATAATATGAAAGCAAGATTAGAATCCGGTAAAATAGTAAAATACTCACAGATACCAGACACTATTGTATCAGGTGGTCAAACTTATGTAAATGCAAAAAAATTAACAGAATCTGAGCAAGAAGGTTTAGGTTTCTTTGATGTTATAGAGCCTGTTTACGATTCAGTAACTCAGGTAGCACATAACCTACATCTTGATAATGCCTATACATATACAGATATTGATGGTAATGAAGCTACTAGAGAAGCTTTTGTTTATGATATAAAAGATAAGACAATTACCACAACATTAACAGAGCTTAAAACAAGTAAAATTAAGGAATTAAAATCTTTAGCCCATAGTAAGTTATTAGTCACTGACTGGTATGTTATAAGAAAAACAGAACACGATGTTGATATTCCTTCTGGCATCCAAACAGAGCGTTTTAATGTAAGGCTAGATGTTCGTAATAAAGAGGTTGAAATAAACGCACTTACTACAAAGGCTTCTGTATTGAGGTATGATATTAACTTCTAAATTACTTAGATGGCAATTAACGAAAGACTTATAGACACACAGGCTGCTGCTTCTGCTCTTGATGATAATAACTTAATATTAGAATTAGATGCAGGTGATGTAGATTCTTATGATGGGGATGGAGATGTTTGGTACGATATACACGACTTTGAATTTACTCCTACTACAAACGTTTCAGAGCATTTTAATACTG